TTTATTCCTGTTGGTAAACCATCGGCACCAACTTCCTCAAAACCTTCTAAGTCTAAATTTACATGACACTCTAACAATGTATAAACTGGTTCATTCTTACCAGATTTTTTTGTGCCATCTAATTCACGTTCTTTTTTTTCTAAATCATTTTTTTCAACATTACCTGGTGGCCCTAGTTCTACATCTCTATAGAAACCAGATACTTGTTGTTTTCTTAATTCATTTTCAGATATTTTAACTGTGTGTATTACAGCCTCTGCATCTTCAATACTAGTTGCAGTGTATGGAACAATTAATTCATCTGCAGGAACAAACTTTGATACCGCTCTTCCAAGTGGCACATCATAGTAAACTTTTTTAAATGTAGATCCTGCAAGTGGTAAATGAAATAACATAGAATCAAACTCTGCTTCATACTCTTGCATTTGATCCATAATTAAATAGTTCATGAAATCTTTTACACGAGACGCTTGTTGTTCTGTTTGTGGATTTTTTACACCAATAACCTGTGTTCTAACTGGTCCATCTGCTGGTAATAATTCTTTGTAAGCCTGTGCTTGAAACTGTGTAACTGCTTCTGCAAGAACAGGGTGTGTTGCACCAGATGCTCCTTGAAAAGGTTCTGTTCTGTTTTCGTATTTGAATCCTAGCAAGTCAAGCCCCTCTGTGTATCCTCTCTCCCAATCTTTTCTAGAGGATTTGTAATCCATATAGTTTTGAACCATCTCGTTACCGATAGGTTCTAAAACATCATCTGGTAAAATATCTGCTAGGTTATCAAAGTGTGATTCTGTTCCCGGTATATTTATAGCTCCCGGTTCAAAGTCTAATGTTGCACCACCGT